TCTAGACGCTATTGGCGCAAAGAAGTCTTTCCATATTATAAGGCGCACAGGAAGAAAGATCGTGAAGCATCAGCTATTGATTGGTCCAAGATATTCGACATATCTGCCAAAATCAAAGAGGAAATGAAAAACTTTCTTCCGTACAAGGTGCTTGATGTAAATGGAGCGGAAGCTGATGATATCATTGCGGTCGTTACTAAACGATTTTGCGCAGATGAAAAAGTTCTAATCCTAAGTTCCGACAAAGACTTTATGCAGCTTCAAAAACATTCCAAGAATATCACGCAATATAGTCCGATTATGAAACGTTTTATCCACACAGATGATCCTGAAAAGTATGTTAGGGAACATATTATTCGAGGAGATCGTGGAGACGGAGTGCCAAATTTTCTGTCATCCGATTCAGTATTTGTTGCTGGAGAGAGACAGAAGACTATAAATAGCAAGAAACTTGTGGAATGGCTAGCATCGCCTACTCCTGAGTCGTTTTGCACTACGGATGCTATGAAAAGAGGATATTCAAGGAATCAGATTTTGATTGACATGGACTATATTCCTGCTAATATAGTAGAAGATATAAATGTGGCTTACGATTCCACACCACCAGCTCCTAGAGATCGTCTATTGACGTACTTTATGACAAAAGGAATGAAAAATCTATTATCTGTTGCTGATGAATTTTGAAAGAAAGAATGAAATAAATGCTAAAAAATATCTATGAGATTTTCCAAGAAGTGGCAAGATCGGAATCAAAGAAAGACGCCATTCTTGTTCTCCAATATAATCAAACATATGCCCTCAAAAGTGTCCTGAAGGGAATGTTTGATCCTCGTGTTAAATTTACAATTACCAAAATTCCTGAGTACAGAAAGTCCGATGCTCCCCCTGGAATGGGATATTCGACTATCCATCAGGAAATTCATAGAGCGTACCTTTTTGTTGAAGGAGAACCTCGAACGGTTAACCTGACACCAAAGAGACGTGAAGAAATCTTGATCCAAATTCTGGAAGCTATGGAATCAAGAGAAGCTGAGGTATATGCCAATATGCTATTGAAGAATTCATCGGCATACAAAGGTATCACCTTTGACACTGTTAAGAAGGCGTTTCCAGACATTCTACCAGCATAACATAGAAAGGGAATCCGAAAAGGATTGATAATCATGGCTTACGACAAATATAAGAATTCCAAGAGCAGAAAATCATATGATGATGAAGAGGACGATGAATACGGAGAACGAAAGACTGGGAAAAAGAAACAGTCACCGCGCCGTCGCCCAGTTCGAAATTGGAAGCAAGCTTGGAATTCAGTCGGAGACAACGAAACACTAGACGATAACTAATTACTCAGTACAGAGTCGATCATAATTACATCTGAATGCCTACGTATACTGACAATCTTTATACGTAGGCATTCATCTTTCAGCTATGCATTCCTGCATACCAGCCATGCAAAATTAACATTTGACACCTACCATAGTTCCTGTTACAATGACTACATGATCAAAAAAGCACGCAAGCGCCGCTCTGACCGCCTGCACCTGGTATACAAGCTCCAGGTGAAGACGCTGGTCTATATCGGTGTGACATACGTGGATCAAGGAAACGTCTCCAAGAGCATCCGCCGCCGCTGGAAGAAGCACGTCCAGCGCGCACTGGCCGAGTCTAAGACGTGGAAGTTGTGTGAAGCAATTCGAAAATACGGACCAGACCGTTTCGAAGTTGAAGTACTGAACGTCGTTCGCGGCAAGACGGCTGCGCATGAAATTGAACGCTCATTAATCAAAACGATGAAGCCTAAACTGAACACTTGTAAGAGCTAAAACTGGAAGATGCAAAATCTAACGTGTGCAACTATTGGTATTATAGCTTGGGCTATCTCATTGATTTCTATACACAATTCTTATAAGAATATCAATGAGATAGAGATTAAGGCATGTCTAAAGTGCATAGCTGACAGCCCAGGTATGCAAAAATAGTTGTTGCATCTGTGATGGAATGTGTTATACTTATCTCAAGATCAGATGAGGAAACAGCGAATGACAATCGTCTTCAAACAGAACGAAAACTCTACCACCACCGTCAGCCTGGACGAGGTTCTCAATTTCTTGTCTAAGGTCATCACGGAAGATCGTGAATTCAAGATCAATCTATCTGCTGAACTAGGTCGCAAATATATTCGAATTGTCGAGACTTCTGAATTCGGAAGCCGTTCGGTATATTGTTTCCTCGACTTCGGCGGAAACATCTACAAGTCGGCTTCATGGAAGGTACCCGCCAAGCACGTTCGCGGTACAGTCTTTGATGCCAAATACTCATACGGCAAGGGACTCGGACCATATGGTGCAGTCTACTTGACGGGAGTCGGCTCCAAGTAAACGTTACATTAAGCGCAAATTTTAACATCATCAAAAATGAGGAACTAAGAATGTCTATCGAAGCTAAGCTTTTCGAACTGTTCGTCAAGGAAGGTTCACTGACTCCTGCTCAGATCGAAAAGGTTGTAGGTAAGGCAAAGTACGTCTCTAAGTATGTTCTCTATCTCCGCCTGGCGGGGCATGAAATCGTCACTCACAAGTCTGGCCGCACGGTGGATAAGTTCACCTACACCGGCGTCTCCAATAAGGTTACCAAGAAGCCTACCGAGCGGCGCGCCAGCGATCTTAAGAATCCTGCTCCAGTTTCTAAGCCTGTCGTTTCTAAGCCAGCGGCGGCAGTACAAGTGCCCTCGAAGGCGAAGACCCCTAAGGCGCCTCAGAAGCCGAAGCTTAAGAAAGATGAAGTCGAGTCTACTTTCGGTACATCTGGAGCGGTCTCGTCGAGCGTTGACGCGGATTGGGACAAAGTAGATATTTCTGATTTTCGTTCTATGGCGGAACGATGAAAAGTCCCTGTAAGAAGAAATGTGCGGTCGTATCTGGACATTGCTCCGGATGCGGCCGTTCTTTGTATCAAATCAAGAATTGGACTCAATTTTCAGATGAAGAAAGGAATCAAATAATGGAACAACTTGATAATCAAGCAAACACTGATGATCTTCTCAGGAAAGTTGTCGATTGGTATGATGAAAAATTCATGACGGGAACTCTAAAAGATATCATCGAAGAAATTAGAGTCCATTTGAACGGCAATAAAAGTGCCGCGAATGATGACAAATGAAACTTGGAATGAAACTTGGAATGAAACTAGTAATGTAACTTGGATTGCAACTGTGAACGCTCTCTATGAGGATATCAATTAAAGGAGGCTAAAATTAACATCTTCTATGTTGACACTGATCCAATAATTGCAGCCCAATATTTGGTTGATAGACATGTTGTTAAAATGATTCTTGAGACCTGTCAGCTTTTGTCTACTGCACACAGAGTACTGGATGGCAAAGAATATATTGGAAAATCAAAGTCTGGACGTAACGTCAAGCGATGGAAGTTAGACGATTCACGCGAGACGAATATATATTCAGCTACTCATGTTAATCATCCAAGTGCCGTGTGGTGCAGAGCTACCAACAATAACTATAATTGGCTATATTGTCATCTTGAAGGATTGATCAATGAATATCATTATAGGTATGGCAAAATTCATAAATGTACGGCTATCAAAGCTCATTTATCGCGATTGCCGAAAAATATCCCAATTGGCAATATGACTCAGCCAACACCAGCAATGCCAGAAGCATATATAGTTCCAGGCGACTCTTTGCTATCCTATAGGGCATATTATTCCGTTGGAAAAAAGCATCTACATAGATGGAAAAATAGAAGTGCGCCGTCTTGGATAGCTTAGTGAATAGCTAAATAGAACATTATAAGGAGACAAATCTTGCCAAATTATACATACAGAAACATTGAAACAGGCAAAGTTGAAGAACTCTCAATGTCCATTTCGGAAATGGAAGAATTTGAAAAGAGACATTCAAGCAGACTGGAACGTGTATATTCGACTGTAAATGTCGTTGATCCAGCAGGCATTGGAGTCGCAAAACCCCCCGCAGATTTCTCAAAACATGTTCTGGGCAGAATTAAAGCTGGTCATTATAAAAGCGAGATCGGTAATGGACGATGGAAAGTTCCAAAAGAACTGTGAATGACGTATTTTACTAAATAGTTCCAAAGATAACTTCAAAGG